CCGCAGTTTCTTTAGTTGATTCTTCCATAGTGCGAACCGAGGGTGATGCGGATTCTTCCGCAGAAATAATCTCCTGTTGAGGTGATTTATCTTCCATAGTAATACTATTGCCTTGTGAGGGTGAGATCAAGCTTCTGCCGAAGCCTATTGTTGGATCTGCCGGGACTGTTACGACAGACAATTCATGGACAGACCATGACCTCGCAAGCATACCATCTGCTGTTTCATCCATATCATTTATAGAATATCCAAAGCTGATACCTCTTANNTCTTAAAATACCATCTTTAACATCCTCTAAGATCTCAGATGCAAACTTACTTCTTGAGAAACGTATTTTGGCATAACCTCTTTTATCTTCTCCAATATATGCACTCTCAACCACACCTATAGGCTTATCCATATTGTGATTAAAGAGAACCGCACCGCCATCATTTAGTCTGCTAAGATCAGCAGCACCATCTTCATGGCTTAATACTTCGTTACCAAAATATCTTTTTACTGGATATTCAGAACTAAAAGGAAACTCAAATGTGCGTGATTTCACATTTTTAAAGTCCGTAACCTCTTTACGTTCAAATCTATCTCCAGCATCAACACTTCTAATCGCTGCAATTTTTGTAAGTGTCGAAAATTTATGGCCGACCTTTCTATCGGTAGCCTCCCCATTTCGATACAACGTAATTAATGCAGCAGGGTCATCTGGTGTTCCAGTAATAGTAAAAGAACTATCAGGTACATCTATTGATCCATCTCTAACGATACGATCAATTTTACCCCTAGCCGTACCACCGCTAGAGTTCCATCTAACAAAATCACCAACCTTTAATCCATCAGGTTCGGCTCTGTGTTCTGTNNCTCATAGTGCGTTCTCTTGCTTTTTTGATTGAATTAGATTTAGCCCTAGCCCAAGTCTGGCCGGGGTCACCTCCCCAGGCAGCCCAAGCTACCCTTCCGTTACTAGGATAGCCAGGTTCCCCTGGTCGGTATCCCTCGCCTGATTTATCCGACTCATGCCGAGCAAACCATGCGTTCATTGTAATCACAGTATCAGGTGATAGCTCATTTCCGCTTAATATTTGTGTTGCTCTTGTTCTTGCAACATCTGTACCACCGCCCTCACCTTCTTTTTTCCATTTTCTATATTTTTCTGCTTCCTTTCTCATACCATCAGTAGGCATAAGATTTATCTCTGTTCCATTAACATTCGCCATAGTTAATCAGTTTTCTTTTTGCGTGTTTTTTTAGCTCTAGTAGGTGGAGGAGTTGGAGGTGCTTCCTGTCCTATTTCTACCTCTAAATCTAAATCTTTATCTAATGTAACTCCTAACCCTTGTGCGACATCTTGTTCTCTTGCAATTTCAGAAACAATATCGTCATAATCACCGCCATTTGTCTGTGCTATAACTTGTGATTTAGTCATATAGCCAGCCTGTTCTGCTTCTCTATAAGCTTTTATTTCTTTTAGAGGATCAACATAATGCTGTGCTGGTGGTGTCCATCTTGGCTTGCAATACCTCATAGCATTTGCAGAATAATCAGGAAAATCTAACTCACCTGTTAATACTGCAAGTTCTATCCACATTTTAAAAACTCTTAAATGAAAGTTCTTAATCATGTATTTTTGACAGAAACTCCAATGTTGTCTGTCTTCTAATAAGCTAAGTCTTGAACTTGAATAGTTAGTTTCTGAGAAGTCTTTACTTATAGTTTCAAAACTGCAACCTATTCCAGTTGCAAAACGTCTAATTTTATTTTTTACAAACATTTCGTATTGCTGAGATGGATAGTCAATGTCAGGAACATTTACAGTCTCATTAGGCATTAAATATCTAAATGTACCCGGCTCAAAGTTTTGTATTCTTTGTGCATTTTGTACATCATCACCAATCAACTCACCTTGATCGTTTTGAATAAATCCCATAATGCTTGCACCAGCCCTAGCTCGTATAACAGCAGCTTCTTCATATCCCTGTAATTGGTGCATATCATTCATCACGCTATGAAACCAAGGCACACCTCTGTTCTGGCCGGGTCGTTCTGGCATAAACAAATGTATAATTTCTGACGCATTTATAAAGATATGCAATGACTGTTTATTTGCATAATCTAAGTAATACGCATCTCCTGGATGCTTCTTCAAAATAGCGTACCTTTGTGGCCTGCCCCACTCATCAACCTCTACACCATTTCTCCACTCATTACCTTTGGTGAGTGTCTTGCCGTCATATTCCTCATCAAGCAAATCACTTTCAATTAGTTGCAGAGCAAGAGGTACTTTTGAATCGCCAAATTGTTGCTTAACGACCCTAAATATTGCTTCTCCTGATTCACACAAAGCACCAGCAGCCAGCCACTCAAATTCGTGAAAGGAATATTTACCAGCACAATCACAACTATCAGCACTTGTCCATTCTGACCATTTTTCTTCTATTAGGTTGTTAACTCTTTGATCTCTCTTGCCACCTCTTTGCTGCAACACGAGAGACTGAAACTTCATACCTGTTCCAACAATATTTATTTGTGTTGTACGCTTTGCTTGTCTAGCATAAGGATTATTTCTTACAAGTTCTCTTGATCTATCTCTTAGCT